CATACCTACGCTGCGTTAGTACCTAGCGCGAATAATCCTTCAGCGTCAAGGTTAATAGCAAGCGTGCCGTCGGTTGGTTGTAGTTGGGTAATGTCTGCGGTGTAGAGCACTTCTGACGTAGCTGCGTTACCTGTGTCATCTACAATAGCGATGCCGTCAGTGTCGGTGGTGATGCTTGCTTCGCTTACGTTATCAAAGTCAAACTCAACGCGGTCATTCGTTGTGTCGTAGGTAACTGTGACGTTAGTCAGTGTAACTTGTGGCGCACCTGATGCCTCACTCGCACTGATGTCTGACCAGTAACTGTCATCTGGATTTGGTGTGTACCCACTCAAGAAGCGCATCTCAATATTGGTTGCACCGTCTACCCAGGCTTGTAATGCTGTGGCTAATGCTGTGCCGTGTACTTTTGCTGCCATACTAATTGTTTTATGTGTAATCCTCTATCTGAGGGTTAAATACTAATGTGAAGTCTTCGTTACGACTGCCGTAGTGGTTGAGCAACTGACCCATACCACCTGTCCATTCACCGTTAGGCTGTTTCTCGCCGAACATACGGCTGAGCTTGTTGTACTGATCGCTGGTAAGTGACGGGTTCTTCAATGCTGCACCGACCGCAATCAGGTCGTGGAATGGTCGGTCAATTGGCGGCTCGGCTGTAGTATCGTCGTACTCAAACTCAGTGAACGCTCGTTGGTATTCAATCCGAACCTTACCGCCATTAGCTACATCTTGTGCCGTTGCCCGAGGGTAGAGCCAGAAGCCAAATGCTTTAGGGTCGTAGTGTGGCTCGTTACGTGAGAAGTTACCGTCTGTGTTAGCATCGTTGCCGAGACCCTCTAAGTACGCACCACTGTCAAAAGGTGTGCCCCGATAGTAGGTTGAGCCGTCCCAGGAGATATCGACACGCTTGAGCTTCAAGAATGAAATAGAGTCGAACTGGTAGTCGCGTTGGCCAGCTACCAACGGTGTGGTGGCGATTGGATAGTCAGACTTGTACGGATCGTCCCACTCCATGTTGTCATCAGCTAAGATGATCTCGTTGGTCATCATGTAGATCGTCACGTTGATGTCTGCTGTGGCAATACGAAGTAAGTCAGTATCACCAGAAACAACCCCATCACCTAACTGAGTGTGGCGTTCGTATCGTTGTATCAGTCCCGCTTTTGTCGTTGTATTTGAAAATGCCATAGATTGAGCTTACTAGCTCAATCGAGACTTGGTGCAAATCCCGCCACACCAAAGCTCGTCTGAGCCGACAAGGTGGGGACGGGTCTACCCTTCCACGTTTGCTAATTATACCACAAAGGATAGCTTGAAATCGCCACGACTCGCTTTGCGTCGTGTCGCTTCAGCTCGTTTATCGTTGTTTGGCAGCTTATCTCTAAATGGGTGTGTGATTTCTTTGTCGTGGTCAATAGCTTGTCCAATAATAGACGGCTCGCAATAGAATTTGTGCCCCGCAGCTTGCAGCCGCCACGCTATCTCGACATTTTCCCAACTCCAGCCGTTATTAAAGTCCTCATCATAGCCGCCAACGTCATAAAAACCCTGGAGTGGGCCGCACGCGAAGTCTGCCTCCCACATATTAGGCGTAACTTGTCCATTATTGCTTACACGCCAGTCGGTTTTGCCGTTTTTGACTACCGGAAAGGTGTAAAACTCGTTTGGTAACGCGTTAATACGCTCTAAGGTGTCCGGTTCGATAGATATACAATCCTGTAACATTACTACACGCTCTCCTTTGGCTTGTTTTAGCAGCTTGTTAAGGTCAGACGGTAATGAAAATCCCTGTGTGGGGTCGCCTTCTTCTACTAACCACTCAAAATCACTATTTGTTTGTTGTTTAAGAGCTTTTTCGGTTACGTGCAGGTAATCTGGCCGGATTGTTGGCGTTAGTACGGAGAGCATTTTTTGTGTTCGCTAATTATAGCACGCAGGGAGTCTGCGTAATGCTTGTGTGTCCATTTAGATAATACATAATCACGCCCACCTGATGTGCCATTTAGCTCATGTACCGCCTCGGCGATGCGTTCTGGCTGTGGGTCAACGATTAAACCAATGCCCGACTCCTCAATATACTCGCGGTTCTTCGGTGAGTCTTTCATTACAACGACTGGAATATCGCACGCCATTGCTTCGAGTGTCGCGCGTTGGCCACCACCCCAGAAGTCAGCACAATTGACCGACACTTGCGACTGGTTCAACATCGTATTGACTTTATTGTACGGCACTTCGTCTATAACAACGCTATTACATTTTTCACATTCATCAAACGGTCGTGAGTCGGTCGCCTGACGCTGGCCAAAAACACAAGCGTCTTCACCAAGTGCCTGGCACAGCAACCACTGGCGCTTCCAACTCGCGCAGGTGCCGTGGGCCGAGGCCAGCCACTTCTTTTTAGCTTTGGTTGGTTTGAATATGTCAGTGTTGACACCAAAGGCAGTCGCGTGTGGTATACCCATCTCAATACACTCGTCTTTATTTATCTGTGACTCAACCACAACACAGTCAAAGTTCTTTACCCACTCTTGTTTGAGTGGCCCACCGGCGAACAGTAGTATTTTCTTGTTCGGCAGATTATGTACTCGGTTGTACCAGTCAGCGTTACTACCGTTAATCGTGCAGGGTGCCTCCCAGAACAGCACCAGAGCATCTTCTCGTACCTCATCAGTCGGCTCTTTGTACTCAACGTCATACTCTTTCTCTAGTATCTGCATCGCCGCCCACAGGCCGTCACGCCAGTGGTCTTTGCGTTGGTTATATCCGAACCAGAGGAAGTCAATCTTTTGCATGTTTAATCCACGTCTTAGCTACCTCTGGCCAGTCGGCGTATTTGACCGCCTCACGCATCTTATCTTCTTTTGGTGGGTTCTTTAGTGCATTTACGACTGCCTCTACAAACTGGTCTTCCATCTCTGCACTCACTGAGAAGTCAAACTGTCCTGGCTCACACCAATTGTCTTTGGTTTTTTCAGAGTGAATCTTCGTGCCTACCTTAACGGTTTCGTTCAACGCAGCGAAGTCGGACGTAATCGGATACGCGCCACACGCTTGCGCTTTACGTGCTGAGATACAGTCAATCTCGGCGAACTCAGTTGGGTAAAAGAAAATACTGGACTGGTTCATTAACTTAGCAATCTCACTGTGCGAAATACGGTCAAGGTTTTCAACCCCAGCCTCGGTCATTGCCTCAAGTTGGTCTACCTTCCACTGCATAATCTCTGCGTTGCTCTTGTGTACGGTGTCATACACGCCCCAGCCATACGCCCACTTAGCTTTAGCTTCCGGCACCTCTTTCTTAATACGCTTGAAGCAGCGGATGAACGATGCGAGTGAACGGTCGGGAGATGATGTGTTTACAATCAAGTACGGGTCGCGTTCTTCTTCGAGTTGTAGACTGTCCCAATCAATACCGTTTGGCACAACCACGAACTTCTCATCAGCTACGTTGGGGAACAGTGATTTGTGAAACTCTGACTTTACGAATATATGGTCAATCTTTTTAACCCGCTTCTCGTTCAGCTCTTGTGGCGGCAATACATCGTGCAAGTCAAGAATAACCTTATCAGCGTTTAGCTCGTAGTCGGCCAGCTTTGGGTGTCGCCAAAGAATGATAGTGTCAGTCTTGTCACGGTAATTGAATGAAAAGAATGGCTTGTATGTCACGCCGTCGAACTCTTTATCTTCGTGACCACAGTTGTTATACACCGTTACGTCATATCCGGCGTCAGCGAACTGCTTAGATAGGTGAATGACAGCCTCCTCTGAGCCACCAATGCCATCTTTCAATGAGTCAGCGTCCCACTCTCGTTCAGTGAAGCCACACATAAAGACCACCTCTTTGCCCGTGCTTTCCGTCTTAATAAAGTTTTTATTTCGCAAGTTAACGAACATTGGCGCATTCTTGAACTCGCACGGTAGCTCATTAAGCGCAATCTTCATTTCAAGCTTGTCCATCTCCTTAATCTCGTTGTACTTCTGTAGCATCTCCTCGTACTTGTCTGCTTTTTCTTTAATGAGGCCAACAATCTCTTTTAGCTTTTCATCTTTCGGAGTAATTTGAAGCATTAACTTAAAGCACTCGTAGGCCAGCATCGGTTGGTCGATAGCGGTGTACGAATAGGCCAGCCACTTTAGCGGGGTGTACTCGTAATCCATTGGATTGAATACAATAATCTTATACTTCGGCGGCTCTAGGGAGAGTGATTGTTTGAGTAGACTAATCGCATCACTGTAACGTTCCATATGGTAGAACATCTGGCCGAGGTGAATGTACGCATCAGGATAGTCAGGCTTAAGGCCGATTGCCATACGCAACTCGGTCACGGCTTTATCTTGTTCACCCAGGGCATAGAATGACTCGGCTCGCCGTAATCGCACAATGTACTGCTCATCTTCTGACTTCGACGTTTCAAGGAACGTATCAAACGCTTTGAGCGCATCTTCGTGTCGGTTAGCAGCCTTGTATGAGTTACCGACGTTCCAGTATGAGCGAGGATCGTCCGGCAAATCCTTCACCATCTGCTCAGATACCTCGACGTTCCGGTTCTTGCTGTCTTCAATTCGGCCACCGTCTGAGTGGTGTAGCACTTCAATACCCTCAATATGCTTGTGCGACACTTGCCGGTTGTGCTTAAAATCTTCGTGGAGTGCACCAGCCCACTCAACACAGCCATCGTTACGAACGATACGTGTCTTGTGGTGTACCACAATTGGATTGCCCCACTCATCGAAAGCGTAGTTGTACCAGAGTGAGAAAGCATCAACTGATGGGTTGTCTTCAATTGTTTGTCGTAGTGACTCAGCGTTGGTTAACTCATCGTCAGCGTCAAGCCAAAGAATGTAGTCGTAGTCGTCCGGCACTTGTGCGAAGTTGTAGTTACGGGCGTTTGAGAAGTTGTTGTCCCACTTATAGAAAGACTCAACGCCACCGAACATCTGTATTACTGAGCTAACGTATTCATTAGGAGCATCACCAGCCTGAGTAATAAATATCCCATCAACAGATTGACCAACAGAGCTAATAGCATCAGCAAGTAGTTTTCCTTCATCTTCAGTGGGCTTAACGATTACACACAGAGCTATTTTACTCTGCTTTTTCTCCAATGACATATCCATCTTTAACTTTAAGATAATAAGGTACCTGAATATAACGTGGCTCATTATTAAACCAGCTATATTTTTCGTTCTCCTCAGTGCAATAATAAATAAATCTGCTCTTGTCTAACATATTAGAATTGTTTAGTCACCTTAAACTCTGGGTACGTACTAATAAACCACTTGGCCGCGGCAAAGTTTTTCGTGTATACACCGCGTGCGTTCCACCAATCCAATTCTTCTTCGTTAAGCATACGACTAATTGCTTGATGCAACTTCTCTGGTGTGTCAAACAGGTGTCGCTCAACGAGATTGTCATGACTGCCGGTACTGGCCCAGGCATTCTCCTGTTTATTTATAGTAATTTGGTTGCTCTTTTTGAATTGTTTGTACTCGTCAGGAAATAGCCTTTTGTATTCCTTGACGGCAGTAGTTATTTTTTCTTTAGCTGATTTCATCACTTTGCATAATAACACAAAACACCCCGTGAGGGGTGCTGTTGTGTGGATTACTTTTTGTTGCGATACGCCTCGTAATCAATAATGTCATTATTAAGTAAGTGTTGACGGGTGTGTTCTGAGCGAGAAACAAGCTCTAAGTTTTTTATACTGTTGTCTAAATGATTATTGTTTTTGTGGTGAACTACTTCATTGTAAGTTAATTTACGACCAAGATACTGCTCCATAACATACCGATGTAGATACAAGGACTTTCCGTCCACCTGTATTCTTGGATAAGTAAAAACTTTTTTCTCTGCTTTTACTTTCTTATAATACCTATGATTTTCCCCAGACATTCGCTGAGATTTAATTACACTACGACATTTTTGTGAGCAGGTTTCTCTCTTACTCGCGTGACTGGCTTTTATTTGGAAATCAATATTGCACACGATGCATTTCTTGGTAATTCGGTTTCTTTGTTTTATATGTGCGCCTATTTGCCCACATTTCACTGAGCAGTACTTTCTCGTTTTTGCTTGTGATGGATATTTTGTTTTTATTTCGCCATAACAAATGGCACAGTACTTTTTCATACTGTGCCATTATATCATGGTTGGTTTCTATATAGAAGATCAACCAATATTGAACCCGTCGGCGAAGAAGTTGCTGTCTTGGTTTCGGGTCTCAAGAGTCATACTCGCATTGACTGAACGACGCTTGGCAGTACCAGTGCGTGCGATGTCATTGTCAATGTATGGACTTTCGAGGAATGCTACCTTGAGTTTCTCAGGTCGGATAGCAAGCACACGTCCTGTCGCGTCGCCAGATTGCTGGACGTAGCGGTGGGTGTGGATGCTAAGCGTTGAGAAAGCTGTTTGGTAGGTAGACACAGTGCGGACGATAGTAGAAACGCCTGGGCCGTTTACTACTACGTTTGACTTCTGTGTGAATCCATCAGTCTCCTTACGGAGGTATGAACCCATGAAGATGTCAGTAGCAAGGTCGCCGTTACTGTTGTCGTAGTTCTCTGCTACGAGACCATCAAGGATAGAAGCTGACCATGCAGTACCTGACGTGTGTGAGGTGGTGTTGCTTGCTTTCGAGATGGCTTCGATAATACCCAAAATGTTACGACCCTTTGCGGGCGAGTGGATTGGAAACCACTTCTGCATGTTTCCATACAGTTCAGACTGTCGCTTCACCAATAAAATTGGTGTCCTCTCACTCAGTCGTTGCAGCTGCACGGCGTTAGCCTGCTTGCTGAGGGTTGTCTTCGGCCGAGCCGGTCAGAGTTTCCCCATTAATCAGAGAAGATTTTAGATGAGCAGTAATATCATCGAAGCTGATAACCCCTTTATCGAACCGCCTATGGCAGTTTGCGCACAACGTAATGAGGTTATCTAAATTATTTAGTTCATGTATGTAGCGTCTATTACCATTACCAAGTATTGGTTTAATATGAGCTACTTCCATGACTACTTTTTCTTGTAAAGAACAATTTCGGCACGTGTAGTTGTCTCTCTTTAGTGCCTCTTTTCGCCAGTGGAGGATTGTTCCTCCTTTCCAGCGCGGATGTTTTTTACCTGCAACACTTCCTTTTTTGAAGGCTGTCTTAGGCAACTCTCGGTGCTTCAAATAACATTCCCAGCACTGTTGTGCTTTGTGATTTTTGATGATTCCTTGAGTGCATTTGGGACACCTTCTTGGCTTGGCCATATACCCAATTATAGCACATCATCATTAGTTTACTCATCGCTGGGGCAGTACCTGAAGCACCTGAGGTGAGGGTTGAACGCACGAGGTTAAACTCAGCGTCGTTAGCAAACTCCATAAGCGCTTTCTCGGTCTGGCGCTCTAGCTCGTTGCGACCGTGGTAGTGCTCGATGTTTCGTTGTACGTCTGATACAGCGAAAGGAATCTGAAGGTGTTGTACAACGTTTGATAGACGGGTTGGAGTTGTACGAGCACTGTATGAGTAATCATCTGCTTCTGTGTTCGCGTTAGCGGCCGCGGCTTTGAGAGTGTCGGTGAGGAAGCTGTGAACAGTGTCGATAGCTTCAGTCTTTCCAAGCATGTTGAAAATCATTGTCTCACGTGCGGTCAAGATTTCAACTGCATTCAAGACTACTGACTCCTTCTTGCTTACGTCACCATACGAACGGAGGTAGTTTGTTGACATATGTTAAGTTATGACGCTATTCGTCAAAACTATCCATAACGGCTGAAAGTGCATTACTCTTAGCGGTCTGGTCATCGCCAGACTGTTGGGCTTCGCGTGCTTTAGATAGTTTATCAGTCATTGCGCCAATTTTAGGATTTGACTCAACCACCGACTTTTTACTATTTGCTTCTTGATAACCAGAAAATGTTTCGACAAGTTTTTGGGCTTGCTCTGTTTCGGCAAACTCAGACCAACTCATATCCTTGAATCCTTCCTGCTGCTTCAGTGGTTTGACATACTCTTTCACTGATTCAAAGTCCGGATTCTTGTCGAAAAAGCGGTCTTCTTCGTAGCGAGCGGTTAACTCAGCACGGATATCGTCGGGAGTAACTTGCGGTTTCTCCTCGGTCGCTTCTGGTGTTGGGGTTTCTTCTGACATAAGGGTTTGTAGTTTTGTTAATACGGTCTGCTCATCTGCGCCTGTTTTCTTCATAACGTCTTCAACGTTTTGACGAAGCTCATCTCGCTTACCGACGAAGCTGAAAGTTTCTTTAACTGATTTCAACGCCGTATCTACGTCCTTATAGTCTCGCCCTAACATTTCGTTAAGCTGGTCGAGTTTGATCTGGCTATTGTCATCACCTTCACCTTCTGCGGTACTCTCGAGAGGTACCTCAGGGACAGTGTCTTGTGGACTGACTGTTTCGCTCATAGATGTAAAAGTCTGTGAATGAACTTATAATCGGGCTGATAGGCCCGCTCGGGATTATGCCGACGTATCAACGATTATAGGATCTTCGTCTTCATCATCGCTGTTCAAGTGTTCCCAGTATGAGTCTATCTCACCCTGGATGTCATTGAACCACGACTGGATTAAATCAACTGCCTTCGCGCGTGCGTATGCCTCCTTACCGATGTCTTCAATTGAGCCATCTAATCGGAGACTACTCACTAATTTTACCACATCAACGCGGTTATCCAGCATTGCTTTGGCAACCTTCCACCCGTCAGACTCAACTAACGAGCGGAGCATCTCGCCCTTCATTATTTGGTCGCGGTCTTCTTTAGATTGCTTGGCCGGCATTTTGTTGTTCGTTAGCTGCTACTTGTTGCCCTAGCTGCGTTGGCGCTCCGCCAGGAGCGGCTACGGGCTGTTGAACAGGCTGCGCTGGTGAAATGTCAGTCAGTGACGTTGGTACTTCGATACCCAAAAGGTCTAATGCTTCAGCGATAAAGTCATTGCGGGCCTGTCCTGCTTCTTGTGGCAAGAGGTTAGCGAGGTCAATCAAGTTACGCACCATAACCCCAGTGTCCATCTCCTCGTTCGTGAACACGAAACGTGTCTCTAACTGGTTAGCTACGATATTACCGAGTGACTTGAAGAAAAGGTCACCCTCATTACGCATCTCAGTGCGGAGTCGCTCAATAGCTGCGTCTAACGCTTCGGCTGACGGCATACCTTTGCCTTCTTTCTGACGCTTCTCTAACTCAGCTAGGGCGAGTGACGCAATTACCTCGTCACGCACTCGTTCAATCTCCTCATACGAGCCATACACACGAACGTCATCTTTATTTTGCTTCATTAAAGAGGGTACGTGCTTGATGAAGTGTCGGTTGTGCCAGCGTTCAACAAACAGACCAACTGATTCTTTAATCAAGATGAACGCTGACTTACTGTTACGGTCTTCAATGACGGCTGAGGTGGCTGTAGTAGATGCTGGCATTGGTGCGCCACGAACAGCTTGGTTGGTTGAGGTAATCTCAAACGCCCAGCCTTTAGCAGTGTTCTCATCTTCATACGACGCTTGACCAGCCTCATCAATACGGAGGTTCTCCATATCATCGAGGTCGTTGAGCTTGATGACACCTGATGAGACCAGGTTCGTAAGCTGCTGTTGAGTTACGCCGGCTGACTTGCGAATCTTAAATAGACCAAGTGAAGCATTGGTATTCTTTTTAATACGAAGGTTAACGACACGGTTAATCCAGTCTTGGAGGTGCATCACCATCTCAGCAGGGCCAACACCATACCAGCGTCCTGGCACTTTGATGTACCACGCTTCTTCGTATGGCTTGATGATGTTCCCCTCAGTATCTTTCTCAGTATTACGCTCGATAACGTGAACACGCACATCACCAGTCTGAATACCAGACACGACAATACGGCCCTCAATCATTACGTTCTCCTTTCGTTTGTACTTTTTTCCTGTGACAAGGTACTCAGGAATCTCACCCCACATCTCATACACATCAACAAAGTGTCCAGTATCAAAGCTGTGTAAGAGGTCACGCTCGGTCTTGTGGAGTTTGTTGCTACCCTTAATGTCATCATTATCCATCCAATCCATCTCCTTAATTTGCGCTGGTGTCATCAACACACGCTCGGTGAAACGTGGTGCTTCTTGAATAGAGTTGGCGGTTGGGTCGATGTATACATTTAGCAAGTCAACGTCAGTACGCTTGATGATGGTCTTACCGTTGTTAGTTAACTTCTGTGTCTTCCATACCGCTGTACCGTCGATACAGAGCGTGAGGATGGTAGTGTTAAGCACCTCGCCGAAGTACGTTCGTTCAGCCCAGTCACGGAGGAAATTGCGTACTAATGTTACGACACCAAAGCGCTTGCCTTTACGAGCAACCGTGCGCCAGTCTTTCGAGTCCACATCAGCGTTCTTACGCACTGAGTCAACGATCAAACGAGTGAGCGGCACCCAGATGTTATCTTTGTTTGTGACTTTGTCTTTCTTACTGTGTTCAAAGATGCCCCAGTAATTTTTGCGGAGCTTACGAATAAGTGGTCGCATTGAGAACGCCACATTCTCGTTTACAAAAAAAAGTGCCTCGTCGTAATTGTCTACCTCATTTTTAACAATAGCAATTGCCTCCTGCTTGATGTCATCATTTGCGAGTCTCATGTCTCGATATTATACCACGTAAAAACTGCTACTGCGTTAATACACGCCTAATAGCTCATCGTCTTCTCCAGTATCAACGTACCGAGCGTTCATGTAGAGCGCGTAACGCAGTGCGTCAACCGCGTGGTCGTTATCTTTCACCGGCACCTCGACTTCATTCTTGTCAGGCTGACTTTCAGGATAGTGGTACGTTTCAAGCTCATTGATAAGGTGTCTACAATCAACGTGAATGAATAATCGGTTCTGCTTTAGTAAATCACGCACTACTTGAATACCAGCCACGATGTCTTTTGATACCTCACGACAGTTAATGCCCGCCGATACAAGCTCGTCAATTCGGTCAGGCTCAGCCGGATCAGGATAGCAGACGTTTGAGCGGATAGCGCGCACCTGTTCCACAATTTCACTTGTGGTCTTCTGTGTTTTGTACCACTCCCAAGTGACGTAGTAACGCTGGTCGCTATCTTTCTCAATCTTCAGAATAGCAGTCGGGTTGGTGTAGCCAAAGTCTACTGCGGCTATTGTCTCAATGGTTTGCGAACGTATAGTCTTGTCATCAAAGAGGTGAACCTCACGGTTAAACTCTTTATACACCAAGCCCTCTTGCTTGCGGAAGTCACCTAAATATTCCTGAGCAAAGCGGTCTTCAGTAATTTGTCGCCGTGCCTCGTCAATCTCAGCCGGATCAACGTGTGGATTGTCATACGTCGTTGCGTGAAATGACTGAAAGTTTTCCTCACTGTTCTCTAATTGGTAGAGGTCATAGAAATGGTTGAACCCTTTGGGGGTTGAGATAAACAAAGCGTGTCCTTTGGTGTCAGTCAGCGCTGGACGTAGCACCTCTTGCCAACCAACCCAAAAGTTACGCATCATCGCCACCTCGTCAATCACGATAAAATGGAACTTCTGACCACGCAATGTCTCAATCGCGTCCCACGACTTGAGTTGAATGATAGACGTGCCGCCGTCTTGTGTGTGTAGCGTTAGTTTAAGCTGTGACTCGTTGAGGCTTTTGGTTATTGGCTGACAACGTGACTTAAGATGTTCCCACGCAATGTCTCTCGCCTGTTGGAATGTTGGAGCGATGTACGCCACCCGTTGGTTGTTCTTGGCCACAGCCACGCCAATCATTTCCTCACAAGCTACTACTGTTTTCCCAAATCTTCTCCCACAGCAACACACCCTGAAACGAGCCCGAGAGTTAACAATTTCTTTTTGTTTATGGTGTAAATCTACGAGCATGGCCAATTGAGATATGTTCTGACTGAGAGTCAAACACTTGTAAATTGTCTAAACTGTTATTGTTAGGATTGCCGTCTTTATGGTGTACAACTTTATTTTCAAGATCAACACCTTCTTGTTCCAATATGTGACGATGCTCTAACACTCTTTTACCATCAACATTAACTCTGACATATCCGTCTTTCCTTACTGATCGGCCACCCTTCCAATTTGGACAAAGTTCACTTTTTTTGCCATACATAGGATTTTTTTCTCCTGCTATTTTATACCCCTTGCCATACATAGGATTTTTTTCTCCAGATAAGTCTCGTTTCCAAGATGGATTGTCGTGTTTATTTCTGTATTTTATTTGACAACTATAATTGCAATAGTTTTTTTCTTTAATAACGCTTGGCCAGTAAAAAAGTTCTTTCTCACACCATGCGCATTGTGTTCTTACTTTTGGCATTGATTAATTATATCAACGACCAGCAAAAAAGCGAATACTATTCTGTTTCTGTTTGGGAGTTAATTCCATGCTTGTTGGCTATTTCGCTGGAGATGATGAAGTTAATCTGCTCTCCGTCTTTGCCCGTCACTTCAGACCGCTCACTAAACTTGTCTTTCTTTAATCCTTTCAAAACGAGCTTAGAGGCGTCCATTTTGATACGACCGACTCCAGCATCAACTTTTCCTGTTTCGTCCACTGTAGAGTACGTGAGAGCTTCCTGGAGGGCTTTCTCAGCCAAGTTAACCAAGTGCTCGTC